TTAATTTACTGCCTTCCCTGCCCTGACAAACTCCGCCGCCATTCTGTAAACCTCCGCCTGAAGTGGATTCGTCTCCTCTTTCATCCAGTCTTCAAGTATTTCAGCAAGCTCTAAATCAAAAAAACCTTCTTTTACATCAAGCAGTTCCAGCACGGCTTTACCGATTGCGGTAAAGATAATATAGGGCCGTTCATCATCGTCGTCCATGTGAGCCTAAGTTGTGAAACGGAAATTCAGCATAGCACATTAAATGAGCAATTAATTTTATTCCTGCGGTTGAAGGCTTCCCTGCTCTTTTGGCTGTTGCCCATCAAGCTCAAACGCTAGCGCTGATGCCGCTGACTACAGCCTGCACGCATCTGTTTTCCTCTTTAGTTCGTGAACGACCTGGCCTTGAGTTTTCGACGCGGGCCTGAAGCTGAGGGATGCCAAAATGCAGGTTTATGCAAGGCAGGAGAGTACGAGGATAAGGATGGGCTGAAAGTCCATGATGAAAGATGGCAGCAAAAAATGTCTGTTGCCACACTGCTGCCATTTTGCTACCACTGCCGAATGTCAGACACAAAAAAACCGCCCAAAGAGGCGGCTTAAACGACATTGCTACTACTTGATTTTATTGATGTTTCAATATGGTGCCCGGGGCGGGACTTGAACCCGCACGACCTTGCGATCGAGGGATTTTAAATCAGTATTTATCTCTCATAAAATCATTAACTTGAATGGAAATTTCATAATAATACTTAGGATTACTCACTCTTATTATCAATTACTTATGGTATCATTTGGGCACTAATTATGAACAATTTGAGGTCGTGAAGTATGCAACTTAGTCAAAAAAAAATAATTGATGCTTTATGTCCAAATTGCGATGGAATAAGAAAGTGCAAAATATATGGCCAGGTTATAAAAAATTGGGACTTTGAAGATGGGAGGGCTTATGGAAGCAATCTTTTTATGCTATTAGAATGTCGAGGATGTGAAACTGTTTTTCTTCATATAACTTCTGAAAATTCAGAAGACTGGGATTTTGATCGTGTCGATGGAGAAGATATCATGTTCCTTAATCAACGTGTTCAAGTATTTCCCTCCATTCTAGCAGAAGTGTCCTATCCTGATTGGGTTTGGAAACTAGGAAAAATTGATCTTCAGCTATCTGAAATTGTTAAGCAAATTATAGAGGCTGAAAATAAAGAATTAATCACTCTTGCTTCTATAGGTTTAAGAACTGCATTTGAAAGAACAGCGGAAGTGCTCTCTATCCATCCTGGATTGTCACTTCATGAGAAAGTTGCTGCTTTGAAGGACGAAGGATTTATAGGTGATACAGAAGCTCATCTCCTTTTGACTGTTGCTAGCGTAGGTAATGCAGCTGCGCACAGGGGGTGGGCTCCCAGTAGAGATGAATTTACTTCTTTATTTAGTTGCATAGAAAACTTTATAAAACGTAATCTTTTAAGCAAAAGAAATCTTGAAGAAATCAACAAAAAAATCCCCCCAAAAGTCCCTCGCCTTAGAAAAAGTAAAGTTATTGGTGAAGTCGCCACGGAAAATTTTAAAAAAAATTAGTAATGTGTCGTTAGATTTTAGAGGGCGAAAATTTTAATGTTCTGATACCGAAGAAATAATCGGTTAAAATTAGCCCGATAAAGCAGCTTGTTAATTTCGCAAAATAAGCTTGCATATCATAGAATTAAACACTAAGAGCTTCATGCGATCAGACAAATATTGTCTATATCTTAACCACTTAGCATCATAATCTGATTTTTTTGGACTCAAGGTAAGAATTGTGGCTAATGTAATTTTTTAAAATTTCTTTTTCAATTTTTGAGTATAACCTAATATAAAAATCATTGTAGTTCATATAATTACCAAACAAATAATCTTTCAAATCAATACCATTCTCTAAGGCATATGATTTAATAATATCAAAAGCGTAATCCATTTCTAGATCTTGCAAGTCAGGTAACTTCAACGCTACAGAGAAGAAAGATTGACATCTTTCGGGGCTTGCTCCCAAATCTTCAAGCAAATTGATCAGATCAATGTACTGAGAATGTTTGATTTGATTTACCACAAATCCCTCTCATTATAATTAATATAAACCCTTATAGATTAGCATAATTACGGTAAACTCACATAAATAAATCTATGGTACTTTTTTCAATTTTTGTAAGCATTCATTTTACCGTGGGCAGATCTGAAAAACTGGTTGTGTAAGCAGGTGAAAGCATCTCACGCTTCATTGCCCAGGAATTCTCAATTCCCTGCCCTGCAAAAAATAAATTAGCCTTGCCGCTCTGGTTGAGCCCATCAAAAACACGCATCAGAGCTTCGCTGTTGGGCTGTGGCCTGTATTCATCAAACAGATTGAGCTGAGACACTTCCTGGCTGAAAAAGTCGCCCAGATCACTCCTGCTTTCATATAGCGGTGACCGTCCAGCCATATCTGATCCAGTTCGTCCATAGCCACACGGATAATGTCACGGGTATCGTTAGAAGGCGTAAGCAATTTTCCGTTGGCCTGATTGCCGTAAAAACCTCTCCCTCCGCGTGCGGACTGGTACGGATAAATACAGCTATCTGTTTGCAGTACTGCCTTTTCCTTCCTCAGCTTTTCAGCAGAGCGTTCTGCAAAAGCACAGACGGCCTGACGCATATCCATGCATTCGGTGATCTGCGCTCCAAACGAACGTGAGCATATTAATTTTCAATTAGTTATATGTCTTTCTACGCTCATATTATGAAAATTTTCTTAATATAAATGATCGAAATATGAACAACTAGTGTTATACGTTTGGCTTTATGTGACACAACTTATAATGTCGTCAATGAACTAGAGTAAGCTATAGCTTTTATACATAAAATGAATACAAATGCTGCCCAAATAATAGTTTCACGTATGCGCAGATCTGAACCAAACCATAACATATAGTAATCATTCAACCTAAATTTAAGTCAATCCGCAATCTACAATTTTCTCTCAAGAATTTAAAATTCAAGAAACTAAGTTGAAGGCGCTAATCGACCACTCGTAGAGGTGACTTTTTTTAAAAATCACTCTTATGAAAATACTTATCTAGATATGGTTTTTTTTTCTGCGTTTCTGCCACAAAACTATGATTCCCAGCAGATTAAAATATATCTTCCCCTCGTAAATGACTCTCCCTGAGAATTTATCTCAAAGAAATATCATATCAATTTTATTGATCCATACACCGATTTTCCCAATGCCTCCTAAAACAAAGGTTATAACGATCAGTTAAGTTTTTTTGATAGGTTTTATCATAGATAAAATCTATCACATACCATTGATTAATCGCTTTATCCGATCAATAATTTACAGTAAAAATTACATTTCATTCTTTTTTTCAGGGTTAACTCGGCATTAAATTGCGACTTACATCAGTTAGCCCTTATGAAAATCCTTAATGAAATATGAATAATTGAGACGCAGGAGGCGACAATGAAAAACGAAAAAATTATTACTACTATGAAATTTCCATTGGATGTAAATTTCGTTGCGGCACCAGTTGTGGATTCAAGAGGAAAAGTGATAGCCATGGAGATCTTTCCACGTTTCAGTATTTTCGAAACGGAGAGTAATGTTGCCTTTCCACAAAAATGGTTATATAGCAAGTCATCTCTGAATGATAAACATAATCTACTAATACTTACGATAGATGCCATAAGCAAACAAGAAAAATTCTTCAAAGAAAATAATATATTTTGCACACTCAATGCCGATAGGGACATTGCTGATATGATATGCACTATGTCAGATGTTAAAAGTCAGCTTACCAACATGGCCTTTGTTAGGCTCGAAATAACCGAAAATTTTTCTGTGACGAACGGTGGCATAAACGATCCGCTACTTTCGATGTTGAGTCGTAATTTTATCTTATGGTTGGATAATTTCGGATCCGGTCAGGCAAATTTGGCTGCTTTGCAGAGCGGAATTTTTGAAACAATAAAAATAGACAGGCGCTTTTTCAGCGAACATGCAGAAAGACCGCTATGGCATGTCGTACTTAGAGAGATTCGTCGGTATGCGTCCTCTATAGTTGTTGAAGGCGTGGAAAGCTTTACACAGATTGAACAATTAGTGGGTGTAGTTGATGGAATGCAGGGTAGTTTTTTTCCGTTCCTTTCTCTCGACGCTCCTTTTACTGAAGATGCCATTACAATGAACAGAATTTTCAAATAGCCACTGATTGAGTACTTATGTATTTTCATCCTGAAAAAGTGACTCCTATCAGAAGTATATGTAAAAATTAAAATTTTTACTAAAGAAATTTTTTTCCATTCCGATAAACTCGATAACCAAGCAGCTCGGCAAAAGCATCGGTTAAACTGGACAAAACAAAGCATTAACATCTCTGCTGTATCCTCAGTTTACAGCTAAGCTATTTGGCTCCTGCACTATTAGTGCATGTTAAATACCTATTTATAAATCACACCACTATTCTGACTTAATTAATGATTATCCATTTGATTCTTATAATCATTAATAATAAACACTTAACTAATAAGATGCAGGTAATATATGCATGAGATTTATGACAGAGTTGATCACCAGTCACGTAATCTTTTAAAGTTGCTCATTAGATCAGGTGAGTTTACACCCTACTTCCAGCCTATAGTATCTCTTGAGAATGAGCGCGTAGTGGGGTTTGAAATTCTAGCACGGCGCATTTTACCAAGCGGTGTTGAAGTTGGTCCTGATAACTTTATTTCTTACCTGGAGCATCACAATCTACTCAATGAGCTGATGAAAACACTCTTAACCCAAAGTTTCACAGCCGCAAAAGACTGGCCCAGCCAGCTATTTTTATCAATAAATGTTTCTCCTTCTCAGCTCAAAGGTAAGTCTATTCCCGCTATCCTCAAAGTCGCAGCTGAGAGTTGTAAATTTAACTTATCTCGACTAAAAATAGAAATTACTGAAACCGCGCTTATAAATGAAATTGATACTGCTCGTGCAGAAATTGAGCATTTGTCTGAAATGGGTTGTAAAATTGCTATGGACGACTTTGGGACAGGGTATTCCAGCCTAGCCTGGCTTATTCATTTACCTGCCACCACACTAAAAATAGATCGCAGTTTTATAGGCTCTATGATTCATAAAAAGTACAGCCGAAAAATTATTTCCAGCATTATTGGACTCGGTCGTAGCCTCAATATGGAAGTGATTGCTGAAGGAGTTGAAACTCAGGAACAGGCTGAACTGCTCCGAAGCATGGGCTGCGAATATGCGCAGGGATTTTTCTTCGGCAGGGCAATGCCTGCAAACGATACCTACAATTTCCTAGCTCAAATAACGACACCGAAATTTCATGGCAGGCTGACGCGAATGTCACTTGAGCAGTGTGCTCACCAGATTTCATCGATGTATAAAGCACCGGGAGTCTGTATGTGCTTCCTTAACCCCGAATTAATCATCATTGACGCAAGTGACACCTTCGCTGAGCGGGTGGGGTGGGCTTTAGATGAAGTTATCCAGCGTCACATTTTTGAAGTAATTCCTACTGAGTCAGATAGATTGAATTGGCTTCAGGGATTCCGTGAAAAAGGTCTTCCTTACCCTCCTTATGAAGTCAGGCTGCCGGGAGGGAAAGTCGAGATGGTTATGCTTACGCGGGTGGAAGATGAAACAAAAGATTTGCTAGGCTTCTGTCTTTTTGGCATAGACATCTCCAGTCGTATAGTCACTGACCTCAAACAATAACTATTCTTACCTTTTCAACATAGAAGAGATGGTTTTTGGAAGAGATTAAGCTCAAATAACACAGTCTTAATACCTGCTCAGACCCGGGCGATTTAGTGATTGCCCGGTCGCCAGTCTTTTTTATGCTGGTTTCTGAGGCCAGGTAATATTTGGTGCTTTTAAGACCTCTACTCCGTTCACAGCATCGAGGTAATCCAGCCACTTGTTATAAGCCGCCAGGTCATCCCCTTTCAGACGCCCTAACGCAGCCTTGCCGGGCCATTGACGTGTATTCATGAAGTCATTGGCCTGAGAGATTTTTACCAGCTTGTCATTCGCAGCCTGAGCAATAATTTCTTCCTGAGTGGGTGCAGGCTTATCTACCCAGCAGGGCATCCCCTCAGTCGTTGAGCCGAGGATTTTTCCCTCGGGCGGCACCGATATAAATTCATGCCATGCGTCATCCGTCACCTCTACCGCGTCCTGTGGCCAGCCCACGCCCTTCTCATAGCCCTGCTTCATGTCTTCCGGGCAGAATGCCATGCGGCTGGCGCTAAAAAACATATTCCCCATATCAGTATCCTATTGCCAGAAAGTGAAAAGTAATCGCGCCTGAACCAGCTGAGGCCGCACTGACAGAGTTACCGCTGATCTGGATACCCTGCGGCTTATACGTGAACTGACTCGTATTTGACGAACTCACGTCAGCGCCGCTGATGCCTATGCCGTTCGCGTCGTTGGCAACGTTGTGCGTCAGCACCACATGCAACGCTGCATTGGGAAACTGTATCGGGTAGGCTTTTGTACTCAGCGTGCCGATAGTGGCCGGTGCGCTGCCCCACTGAATAATCAGTCCGGAGGGAAGTTTCTGATATCCGTTTACGCCAAAGTTGCTGTCAAAAAACGACATATCCGGTAGCTGACCGCTGCCGTTGCCGGCGTTTTTGTTCGCTGCAGTGCCGATGCCCAGATAGCTGAACAATTCGGAAGTATTCTTTTTACCTACGATGTCGCGTGCAAAGGCAGTAAATGCAGTCAGAGCAGCTTTGTTCGGTCCAAAAAAATAAGTCAGCGTGTCAGTGTCGGACTGTAAACCGGATAAAGCGATTAGATTCTGGTTGAGCGGCTGATAAAGCTGCCCCAGTCCGAGATAGGCAATAACGTCGCCAGTACTGTTTTTACCAACAATATCCCGCCCGGTCTGGGTAAAATCGGTCATTGCAGCAGCATTCTGGCCTATAAAGTAAGGGATCTTGTTCGCAGCCGACTGCAGGCCGGAGAGTGCATTCAGGTTAGCGTTTACCTGCTGATAAATTTTATCCAGACCAAGATTGGCAATCGCTTTAGCAGCCGTGCCGTCGCCAGCAATATCGCTAAACGGGTTACTCCGGCTTAATGTCATTTTCTGAATGGCGGCCAGCACTTGCCCGTTATTGCTCGCATCGAGTAGCAGACCGGCAGCCAGCACAACATTAACCAGCTCAGTTTGTACGGCGTTGAACCAGCCCGCCTGCATGCGGGTCGGCGCAACACCGCCAGCCACGTTACCGTCCGTCCAGAGCCCGTCGGGCGTGGCTGTCGGGGTCAAATCACCAATTTTGAGCATGTTCAGTCCTTACCAGTAAGGTAATCATTAATATGAGTGGGTGCCTAACCGGCGTAGTTAAAAAGAAGGATCAGATGAGACGGCGCCAGTTTATTTAACTGGCACTCCAGCTGTTTATTTCCCCATGACCGAAGCGGATCGCCACAGTAGCTGATTCCGGCCTGGGCATACTTTACAGTGGTCTGCGGGGCGTTAATGCGCCAGACAAACGGCCATTCATCACCGTTTAGTGGGTCACCGCATACCGACAGGCCACACATAGCCGGACGAAAGAGAGTGACGGTTATCGTGTAGCCGAGCGTGGCGGCCATCTGCACAAAATATCCGGGTGACAGGCCCCCCGTACTGGTGAGCCTCGACACGACAGCGGCCTGACGATCACCTATGCTGTTTATCTCACTGATAGCACAGTCGTCGGGCAGCCCCAGTGACGTTTCCCACTCCGGTAACATTACCGTTGCCGTCGCGGGAAAAGCGCCTGACAGTAAAAGCTCACCCGTGCTGTCTGTTACCTCGTAGCGCCGACCGATCGCGCGCAGGGTTTTAAAATGCACGCTGCTGATATCGCGGGGCCAGGCCCTGCCGGGGGGAAGAAGCTGGCTCAGTGCGCTGGCATAGTCATCTGCGCTGTAATGGCTCATGTGTAAGTCACCTTGCCCCGAACGGGTAATTCCCCCGTGCCGAGAACGATATTGGCGGCGGGCTGGATCAGCACGTAGCCCGTGGTCCCGTCCACATCACCAATGGCCTTGTTAAGGTCTGACAGGTAGATTTTTCCGGTCCCGTCCGGATTACCCCCTTCAAAAAATACACTGTCGATCGCGGCGGCAATCGAAGCCACCGTTGTGCTGGCTGCCTGACTTATTCCGTTAATCACGAAATCGACCTGCTTTTTCAGGGGTGAACAGACCCAAACAATGGCAGTATCGCTCTGCAGCGGAAAGATATGGTCAGCCACGCGGCCCTGATCGCCGCTGGCTTTAACGGCATAATAAGGTTCAAGCGACGACACACCGTCGCTACCCGTCGGAAAACCGCCGCTCGCGGTGGCGTTGTCGGTCATGATGTAAACCCCCACCGTGCCCGCCCCCATGATACGCCGCTTAACCCAGGCTCGCGTGACACCTGATACAGCCAGCGCCCAGGACTTGTAATCCGCGTCACTGCCCCCCTGAGGGGGATTCTGGTAAGCCAGCAGCACGCGCTGACGAAAATCCTCTTCATCTTCTATATCCGCGCCGCCGGTCGCGGCGCTGGCAAGCGTTCCGCTGGTGTGAAGTCCGGGCACGTTAACGTCCAGCGTGAGCACGGTACCGGCCGGCGCATTCCCTTTTGCCCCACCGCCACTGACATCTGCAGTGGGGTCAGACAACAGCGCCTCGACCGGACCGCTGCCGCTGCCTGATGCATCGGTGGTAATGTCTGCCGTGGTTCTGTACTGCACGCCGTCGCTGCGGTTAAGGAGGCTGCCGGCGGACAATGTCGTTTTTGCAACACCCTGAATGGTAAAGGCCGGTGACGTGGCCGCGCTGGCCGCTTTACGGTAAACCTTTTTCATGGCGCCCCAGCCAGCCAGATACTCATCGGTAGAGGTAAAGGGGGTGGTCTGCAGCGCAATGTAGTCAAGATACGCATTATGCAGGTGTGCCATCCCCGCATCGGCATCGGCGAGCACGGCAAGGTTGCTGTTTTTGAGGACAGTCCCTGTTCCCTCAAGCTCTGTTTCAAGGTAAAGCCGGTTCTGCTGACGCAACTCGGTCAGGGTCGGACGTTTAAACGGCATAGCGGATCTGCTCCCAGAGCCAGTAAAATTTCATTGCCACCGGACGCGACGCCCCCGGCTGTTGCAGGGTCAGTATCAGCTCCAGCCGTGTGGGCCAGATGATTTGTGCGCTGGCACCCAGATCGCTGACAATGCCGTCGTCACGCAGCCAGGCCAGCGACTCCAGTGCGTACTCTTCTGCCCTGAGGGCAACCTCCCGGCTGAGCACCTCCCTGTCCAGCAGCCACAGACGGGACCCCATGGGGTCAGCGCTGCCGGAATCACCCCACCAGCCCCGCCTGTCGCCGCCTTCATAGTCATCATCGTCACGCGCCAACCTGTCGCTGAAAAGGCTGAGGATAACCGCCGTACGCAGATCGTCGCCGGTTGCCAGCATGCCGCCGGTGACTGACCAGTCCGCTCTCATCTCTGCCACATTCCACGTATCCGCAATATCACTCACGATGCCGGTTCTCCCGTTTTTTCCGTATTGAGCGTGCTGTTGCCGCCCTGCACGTTTTTAATCTGATGGCTGTGATCGTTATATTTATCCCGGAGCGCTTTAACCGACACGCTGTTGGTGTCGCAGTTATCGATAACGTCGCCAGAGACATACAAAACCGGCGTATTGAGGCGCACGGAGTCCGTTGCGGTGGCGGTCAGTTTGCGGGCGTTGCTGACCGTGACGTCCTGACCTTTGGCTTCTACCTCGATCCCCTGCTCAGTCAGGCGCACAAAGAGCCCCCACTGGTTATACACCGCGGTATCACCGGGATTAAGGCCACTCAGCCGGAACGTCTGGTGACTGGAGGCAATGACCACGGGATTTGACCGATCCCCACCCAGAAAACCCAGAATCACGTCTGTGCCCGCTGGCAGGCCCGAGGTAAAACCGAATTCTGCCATACGCGTGGCGCTGGCAGCCTCCAGCGGGGTCTGGTACTGCACCTTCTGCACGACGCCAGCGTCATCAAGCCCGGTAATGCGCCCTACGCCCAGCAGACCCGCTATCCGCGTGGAAAGCTTACGGACGACATCGTTTAAGGTGTTCATCGGTTCATCTCCAGCAACTGCTGATAAAAAGCATAGGGCTGCACGGTAAAGGCGGCTGCAGGCATCAGGGAAAGCTGCGCATGAGTGCCTTCGCGGTTACGCAGATACGACACCTCCGCCAGCAGCCACTCCTCATTCTCAAGCCCGAAGGCCGGTATGTTGATGGGGACGAGTGTGTTGGGCTCCCACAGCTTACCCGCACTGTCGCGCCAGTTGTCCACAATGACGTTAAGCTGTTTTGAGCGACCGTAGCGTCGGTTCATTTCCCAGTCGATACAGCGCTGGGAGAGTGCCTGTGCCGTCATGGTGGATTCCACTATCACGATGCGCTTGCGGTAGCGCATGCTGGCGGCTTCCGGATCGCGCGACGTGGCAAGCGTGACCGCACCGTAACTCGCCGACGGTGAAATTTCAGCCGTGGGCGTCATGCTCATGGAAACGCCGACGTAGTCAGAAAAGCGCTCATCCATGGACGCCCGAAAGTAGGCGTCCTCGATGTTTACCCCCTGCGCCACACCGCTGGCGGCCCGCCGGGTCCCGACGCGCGTCAGCAGCAGGCTGCCGTCAGGCTGATCAAAATAGAGCAGCGCGGACCACCGGCTGATGCGGTCGATAATCTCCTGCGGTGACTCGCCCCAGTTGAGAGTAAACTGCGGGACACGGACCAGATCCGACACGTCGGAATGTACGGTGATGCCGTAAGGCTGCGCGAGGCGCGTCGCTATCTGCAGGGCATCGGATTCGTTAATCACGTTGTTGGGCCATTCGGCGGAACAGTCCACCAGATCCTGACACCTGCTGCGCCCGGTCGCCCGGACCTCATGGCGCCGCCCTGAAATCATCGGGCTCCACTGATCAACGTAGCCGGTCATCACAAGGTCATCGCCCAGGCGTACCTCGCAGGGCTCCCCCTCTCTTACCAGCTGCTTTTCACTGCTGCCGGGGAAATAGTCCATCAGCCCGAGATCGAAATCAGAAGGAAGCCGCTCGATGCCACGCGTGACCCGCACGTCGTCCCAGCCCTGAATGTTCCGGCCTCCGACGCTTAAAATCAGTTCGTCTGTCATAAGGGTTTCCTTGCCCGGAACGAGAGAGGCATAAAGGCGGGATGGGGCACCCGGGTTTCCTGAATCAGTTCATCGCTTCGCCCCGCATCCTGATAAAGCCGGTTAGCCAGCACCAGTGCAGGCAGTGAGGCGGGCGCGTTCACCTGCATCATGTCCGTCAGGCCGGTGCCTTTCTGCGCCATAGCACTGACAAACGCCTGCCGCACCGAAAGCAGTGCGTTATAGCTGTCGTCATCACCCAGATCTCCTGCGCGGACGATGGCGGCATCGAGCTGCGCGCAAACACGGTCTTTGACAGCATTCGCCTCGTCCGTACTGGCTGGTTCGGCATCAGAAGCGGCTACCGCCATGGCGCCTGCGCAGATAACGATGAGAAATAATGTGGCGCTTGCTGCAACGGCGCGGTTTTCAGTCGTGGCGTAATACTGGGTGCTTTCAGCCGTGGCCAGCTTCTCCAGCACCCGGATACGCTCTTCCACCCCGCCGGGGCTGTTAAGAATGGCAAGCACGATTGCCCGAACGCGTGAGGAAAAATCCTCCATGGAGGTGAAAGCCGGAAGTGCCGAGGACAACTGCATGATGTTCTCTCGGGCCGTCACGCTTTTCGCCATGGTGAGATTCACCAGCTGCGGCGTATCCGCTGTGTCGTCCCCGTCAGTGGTGCCCGTTGCGCCGGACGCGCTGCCGCCTACGGTCCCCCGGCTGTAACGGCCGTATCGCGTGCTGCCAAACGTTGCCCGCAGCGTGCTGCTGAGGTTGGTAACCTCGCTGACCGTATTCGTCACCATGCCCTGCCAGAACGAAGCAATACCGCGTACCGTTTTAATCGCCTGGGAAACGCTACGGATTTCGCCCCTGACCTGTGACAGAAATGAGGCCGCCGCGGTGCTGGCAAGCTTCAGCCAGTTCGCGCTCACCACATCACCCGCCGGCGAACTGCCTGTAACAGCAAAAACGCGCAGGCCAGACTCGATAACGGTCAGCGTAAATTCAAAAGCGCGCCCTGAATCCATGCTTTCAGAGATCAGCAGGCCGCCTTCCGGCACACTCACCGTCAGTTCGCCCAGCGTCGGATGGATAAGGGTACCCGAACCGGCACTTTCACAGGCCGCAATCAGCGCCTGACGCTGGCTCAGAACATCACCCGCCTGATAACGCAGGCTGCCCTGCACCAGAAAGCCCCGGATCGCTATTTTTCTGACGTCGCGCCCCATGTCCTCCACCCAGACCGTGTCGCGGTATGGGTATTCGTGTACTGCCTGGCGACGACCAAAGACGCCCTCACCCTCAATTACGCCAAAGGGTACGCCGCGAAAGCTGGCAGGTCTGATATGGGCCTGCCAGTCCCAGCCTTCACTGCCCCCGGTCAGGCCGCTAAGCAGGTTTTGTATGATAGCCATAGTAAGACAACCACCGTTCAGTTTACTGGTTCAATCATGGCCAGGGCATGGATAACGCTACCCGCCCCCCCTGCGTGGTGACCTGCCTGCGTTCGCCGGTTTTGTCATTTACCAGCGTGACCTCTACAGACACTTTCTGATCGGCATTCCCTGACGATGGCGGCGTGGTCTGCGCACGACTGTTATCAGCAGTTGCGGTTGCCTGCGTGATACTGCTTACAGGAGGTGCTGGTGTGCCAGCCTGGATGATGCTGCTCTGAGGAGATGAAGGAGACAGCAACGCCTCGCCGGTGGTCCGGGGCTCTTTCTCACGCTGTGCATGGAGGATTTGCGGATCCCGCAGTCCTTTCCAGCGGTCGTCGTTAACGGACGTATGAATGGCCTGATTAATCTCATTATCGGTATAGGGCTGAGCACCGTTCTCATGGGATATGATGGCGCTCATCACCCGGCGCAGCGTGTCAGGATCGTGAAGATTGATACGCTCACGAGGATCAAAGCCGGTTTTGGCCGCTACATCGTCAATGTAATTCTGGGTTTTGTTCTCCGTGGCAGGGGCATAGGTATGAATGATGCCGTTTAAAGTGTTGTTCCCCCGGTCACCGTAAAGCTGGAGCTGACGGGACAGCGCGGCCATCCCGTCATGCGGCGAGGGAAAGCGCACAAAATCACCGTCGCTGCCGCTGGCATTTGGCGCATGCCTGAGGTTGCCCGGATTGTTATTGCGGATGCCGCGGGCGTTCCCACCCGTGCCCGGACCGGTATAGACTGCCGGAACAGCAGGAGACGGTGCTTTAAGTGCGGCAGCAATATCGCCCTGCAGCACATTCGCCTGTTCACTCAGCCCGTAACGCTCTCGCAGATCACGACGCTGTTTGTCGGTGATCTGCCCGGTGATGAGATTGACCTGCTCGCTGGCGGGCAGCGAATTCAGGTATTCTTTGTCGTCCCTGGCCTTTCGGACCCAGTCCCCCTCGCTCCCGCGCAGATTGCCCATGGCCTCATTCAGCGCCACAGGATCGCCGGGGTTCTGCATCAGTCGCCCGACGCCGCGCAGGCCGTCATTAACCGAGCCGTCGGAGAGCAGGCCGCCCGCCACCTTCTGGCGGACACGATTTTTAAAGCCGTCCCAGGCCGCACTCACGCCGTTAAGGTTGCGGTTAAGCTCGACCAACTGTGCATTAACTTTAGGATCGACAGTCAGTCCCAGTTCGTCAGCACGGGTGAGATAGGCTTTCAGCTTCGCCCCGTCACGCAAGAGTGCCAGCGTACTGGCATCCAGCCCTAATGCGTCAGCGACCGTTTTCTGATTTTCAGGGGCCATATTCGGGAATGCGCGCGCCAGTTCCTCGAAGGTACGCAATACATCAGCTGTGTGGTTTTTAGTTTCAACAACTTTTACGCCCACCTGATTTAAAACGGACATGAATGTTCCGTTTCGGTTCTGTAGCGCTTCGTTAAAAGTTTTATAGAGCCCTTCCACAGATCCGCGCGCTTCTTTACTGTCAGCCCCCAGGATCTGCATCGCCCCGGCCAGGCGGCTAAAATCATCGACCCGCATACCGCTGTTTTTTGCGGCCACGTCCAGACTGTAGGCGTTGTCAGCCGCCTCCTTCATGTTACCGGCAAGTGTTTTTGCGCCTTTCGCCAGTCCGTACGCGGCCACACCAGCCACGCCCATACGCCCGGCGATCCCGCCATATTTACCGGCCAGTTCCCCCACCATTTTGAGTGGCGGCACCATATCGCCGATAAACTGCACATTGTCCCGTGCGGCCTGCGACATCCCCTGCAGGTAGCGGGTGAAGGTATTGAGCTCGCCCGCCGACTCCTGCCCGCCGAGCTTCAGTGCATCACGGGTTTTATCCAGCTCAGGTTCAAGCTTACGCACGGCCTCTTCAATACGCCCGATGGCAGCGCTTGCCTCATCATTACCGGCAAGCGTGAAGTCAAACACGTTAGCCATCGTCGTCGCCCCCTTTTCTCAGATGATTAATGCGTACCGCCTGTGCGTGCCACCAGGACAGACGCTGCAGGCTCATTGCCCAGGCGCTGTCCGGCGGCCAGCGGTAGTAAAATGTCACCTCAGCGGCTAAACGCTGCCATCGCCCGAGGGCTTCCAGCTCAAAAAACCGAGCAGATAATCCTCGCATTTGCGGTAATCGAGAAAGTCCATACCGGACAGAACGGACTCCGGCACGCCACTGGTCAGAGAAAGCAGCAGGCGCATCGCGGAAAGCGATCCGCGTTTTGCCTGCGCCTCGTAAAACTGCTCAACCTGTGCCAGCACGGGTGCCCTGAGTGACAGACTTTCCCAGGTCTGTTTCAGCGCGTCAGAACTGAGCGGCACGCTCAGTGAAATAACGGTGCTTCTTTCAAGTTCGGCCATATCAGTTCTCCGTCACGTCAGCGCCTTCCCAGCGCACGTCAAACACCGCTTCCTCGCTGTCCACTTCCTGGGTATTAACCGTCCACAGGGCGCGCCCGATGATGGTTTTACCGTTCGCCAGTTCGGCGATTACGTTGACGTTGGTCTGCCCGTTAAATGCAGACACGGATACGCCACCGGCATCGCGCACCTGACAGGAGATAAATCCCGGCACGGGCTTTTCTTTATATCCGTGCACGGTATCCATCCCGCTCAGCGTGGTACGCTCCATTTTTGAGGGGCGGTATTTAAACTGGCCGGCCACCATGATGGTGATCCCGTCTACGGTGACATAGGCCAGACCGGCAAGCCGGTTAGAAGTATTTCCTGCCATAGTGACTCCTTAGCTGGCCTGCAGGCGGAACTGGTTAAGCAGCGCAAAGATGCGCAACTGATTCATCAGCGTGCCGTCCCAGAGGACATCCACGCGGTTCGGGTTTTTCGCGTTAAGCTCAACGATGAGCCCCTTTGCAAAACCGTCCGCGTCCTGCGCATAGCCGTTCCAGACCAGCGTCTGGTATTCGGCAATCTGATCGGCACGGATGACGTTTGGCGTCACAATTGGCAGCCCCGGCGCAAACCGCGTGCCGTTGGCCGCCAGTTGCATCCGCCCGAACTTGCTGGTGATCTGGGTACGCAGGTAGCGGGTAATGAACATCAGCTGAAACAGCGTCTCCACCTGCAGATAGCTGTCATCGGCATCGCCATAAGCATTTTTCTGGTAGGTGGTAATGATGTTTTCCACCTGCACCGTGCCGTCATCGGCGACCGTATAGGTGGAGATACCGCTGAACAGAAGATTGTTACGTTCAGGCAGATCGAAACGGTCCTCCAGCGACGGGGGCAGGACACCGCTGACAGGCAGGGTCTGGGTGGGCCGCCCGGGCGTGTTGCGAAGACTCGGGGCGACTGCCGCGGTATATGCCGCCGCCCAGACGTAAGCGGGCGTGGGCGAGCGGTAGACGCCCAGCAGCGATTCATGCTGGTTGTTCCGCGCGGCACCGGTGGTACCCAGCTGGCCGTAAGTGCCGTTGACCACGCTGAACGCGTGACCGTAGAGCTGCTTGTCCCAGGCCCAGCGGCCCGTGGCGTCCGACAGAAACGCCTTAAGCACGTCAAGCGATGCCGTGTCGGTATAGGGGCTGACGATAAAATCAAAGGTCCGGTCCTGGAGGTTAGCAAGCGCAGCGGTCATGTCTGGCGCGCCCGCCCCACCGGACATCGGCGTCAGAGTGAACGTCAGACCGGCAGGCGTGGTTTCGCCGCCGGTTCGCCCCAGGTAATTCATGCGTATGTCGATGCCGTTGCCGTGCGCACCCCGGTTTTTTGCGGTCAGCGTGACGGTATCCGTTGCCCCTGCCGTTACCTGCGCCGTCACCGGCATCGCAGTGGTACCGTTAATGGCTGCGCTCAGGGCAGACGCCATGGTGACCACCGTGTCGGTGGCGAGTACCGTCACCTGAACCCGCAGCCCGGCGATGTACAGCGAAATGACGCCGGTGGCACTCGGTGCGGTGAGAAACTTCAGCGAACCGCTGGCGGCAGTCATACTGCCCTGTGCATCCGCGAGCGGCAGGATCCAGATTTCCGCGGCGGTATCATTAGCCTGATACGCGGTCATCATGCCGTGCAGCATACTGCCCTTACCGCAGAGACCCGCCACCAGGGTATCGGACGAAACCTGCTGGGGAATGCCCGGAGTCGCGGTAGCGGTGTCAAGCTGCTGGCCGATGATGAGCGTACGCTGAACGGCGGTGGCGGTATTGGCGCGCGAATTATCGAACTCAACATAAAACAGCGGGGTCCTGAGCTGATCAGGAATACGGCTGAAAGCAACCATTACTGTTCTCCTGCATTTTTGCTGCTGTCAGGCGCGGGTGTCGCTGCGGGAACGGCAGCAATGGGCTTCTGACTGTCTTTGATGCGAACCACATCACCGTCTCGCAGACGGCGGGTCCAGAAGGTGTTTTCCGGTACGTCTTCGCCGGATTCGGGCAACACGGTGCCCCTGACCGGGCAGCGGACAAGCCTGCCATCAGCGGGTTTTACTAACATGTGGTTACTCCTGGAGGTTAATGTTCAGACCGGGCTGTGTGGTGCCATCGGGCATTTTCACGGTCAGGTCAATCCCGGCGAGCGGTGTGGTGGTGACCGGATAGAAGTCTTCGGGCCCCTGGTAATATTCCACGTCAATTTCAACGGTAAGTTCACCGATGTGGCCGGCCCCCTCACAGCTGACCGCCACGGCAGAGCGGACCTGCTGATACTGCTGGATCTGGCGGGTCAGCTCGTAGCTGTTGATGATGCCCCGCTCAATCTGCTCGCGGAGCGTTTCCAGCGCGCTTTCTGCCTCCTGCGCGCCGGTATTGCCCTCTTCGGTATCAAAGGCCTGGGTGCGGCAGGTGATCCGCACCGTGGTCACCGTGGTGAACTGCGGCGCGTTACGCCCGAGAGAGTGCTTGACGTCCAGCGGCGTCTGCACCAGCAGCACCGGAAAGTCTTCGTCCATGGTGGGCCAGTCGCGCGGCGAATACACCCGCTCGCCGGCGTCGGTGTTGTTCTTGAGCGCGGCCACCACCAGGCCGCGAATGTCGGCGGCATTCATGCCCTACCCCCTGATTTCATTGAGAACCAGCTTCGTGCCGCCGTGGCTGTCCGGCTGGACGTCGGCAATCACGAAAAGCTGATTGACGGTCCGCCCGCCGGCAACGGCAATGTAAAGCTGATCGCCCTGGCGCGGCGGCGACAGGAATTCCGCGTCACGTACGCCCAGCACGGGTTTCGTGGTATTGATGGACGGATCGCCTGCATCCATGGGCTGGACATCCTGCGTGTACGCCCTGTCAAAAATCCCGTTAATGGTGTACGGCTGGCCACGGCCTTTGTTCGGACGAAACTCCACGGCGTCACCGAATATGCCGTGGAGCGGGGCCAGCAGATGCTGGTCCCAGTTCACGCTCATGACGCAACACCCGGTGAGCTGACGGACACCGATGCAGCCTCACGCGCCTGCGCCTCGCGGCGAAGTGTGTCAAAGTCAACGACAACGCCCGCAGCAATCAGGCGTTTCGCCTCATCCGCAGGCAGGTTCAGCCGGGTGTTCTGACGGTAGGTTTTGCCGTCGTGACGCAGGGTGTGGCCCTTACGTACCACAAAATCCGGTTCTTCTTCATCAGCCCCGTCTTTGTCGTCATCCTCTTCAGCTTCGGTATCCTCGCCAGTGACCTCAGGCGATTTCTGCACGTCAGCACCGGGCGGCGTGACTGGCGTGGCCTGGTCGCCGGTCATCAGCTCGGGAGGCAGACCGCCGAGCTCGTCTTCGTTTTTTGGAGTGTCGTTTTTTGCCATATCACACCACCGTTGCGCACAGGGACGCGTTTACACGACTCGGAATGACCAGCGGCGCGGACTGCATCATCAGCAGGCGCTGTGCCGGATCTTCTTTCACCCAGGTCTTGGGCGCGTAGGCCAGCGGACCGTAGGCGAAAGCCGGGTCGAGAATGACGCCAAAGGCGCGGGTCCCCATCAGGTCCGCACCGCTCATAATCACTGCGCCGTCGGGGATCATCGGCTTTTCGGTGTTATCCAGCGGGTCAATGAACCAGTCGTTGTACAGCCACAGATCAAAGTTACCCCAGCGCCCTTTGTAAACCGCGCCCTTCATGACCTGCGCACCGGCATTCACCTGGTTGCCGAACGGGCTCAGCGCCGGGAACGTGATGGCGTTGTCCTTGATGGTGGTGTCCAGGCGAAACGCACGCCACGACTTGTTGGTGAAAATCAGGTCGGTTGGCACCCCGCCCGACTCTTTGAGATAGGTGGTCTGCCACTCTTCAATATCATCAGACGGCTGGGTGTTGGTCTGCCCGAACGGGACCGCGGTCGGCCATTTGTCCGTCCCGCTGAGCACAATGGTCAGGTCCGCAGAGCGGCCAAAATCCACCACTTTGGTTTCATAGCCCTCACCCGCTACAGTTACGGTGCCGGAGACCAGCGCACTGGCCGCCATCCACTCCAGTCGGCGGTTGATCATGTCAATCTGATCGGCCATCTCGAACTGCAGGTTCAGCATTTCGCGCTCGGCCGCGGTGTATTCGCCGCCGATACGCTCACCAATCTGGCGGCGGATGGGCTTGCGCAGATCCGGCGCGCGCTTGTCTTTGATGTAGGCGGGCTTAAACGTGTTGGTCTGGTATTTGCGCTGCTCAACCAGCTTGCCTTCCACCAGCGGTGACACAAACGGGGCCATACGACGCTTACCGATATCGACATCGATCGACACCTCTTCCGTTTCGTAGGTCACCACGTTCGGAAAGAAGCGGTCGAGCAGCCAGTTCTGACTGGTCATCAGGTTGGGAACGACCTGCACCAGGACGTTGGTATCAAAAATATTCATGGTTTCTCTCTGTGAGACGTACCGGCCACTGCCGGTACGGATTCCGGACGCGCGCGACCCTGCCGTGGAAATGGCACAAGGCGCAGTTTAAAAGGGAGTTAAATCAGGAAACCGGGGCCTGAACGCTGTCGCGCAGGAAAATGCCCTGGGGCAACAGCGCGGCTTTCAGGTCATCCAGCAGCAGCACGCTGTTCACATACCAGGTTTTGTCGATAATCAGGCGGTGCTGGTTAAACTCACCCATCAGATACACGCCGCCGGTCACGTCCGTCAGGGTGCTGTCGACGTTGTCCACCAGAATGGCCGCCGGGACCTGACTGCCGTCGGTGGCGGTGCGCACGCACGGCACCCACTTGCCCGTGCCGGCCGCAACGGTAAGGGTAAAGCTATCGCCTGCCACAAAGGCGTTAGCCCCCGCGGTAAGGGTGAAGCTGACCTGCGTACCGCGATAAACGCTGCCCACGGCGGCATTACCCAGCACGGCGCCGGTCGGGTCAGTGACCTGGAAGGTGTTGGGATCGGTGGCGGTCACCGTATAGGCACCGGCCACGGCCTGTGAACCCAGGGTGAGGCCCGTCAGCGTGCCGTTACCTTTGTTGGCACTGCCCGCCGTGGCGGCGGCTGATTTCTGCGACTGACGCCCCAGCACGGTACCGCGAAGCAGCGGACCCAGTTTTGCAATGGTAACGCTGTCGGTCACAACCTGCAGCGGACCGCTGACAAGCTGGTCCGGTACAAAGAGTGCGCTGGTCATGCCCGGCGCAAACTGATTCTGTCCAAACTGATCCATTATTTATTACCTCGGGCTGAGTTGTAGAGACCGGTCATTTTCTCCACGACCGCACTGGCGCGGGTTGCCGTGGTTTTCTGACCATCGGGGCCCAGACGCACGTTACCCGCACTGCGCATGCGCTCGTCAAGCGAGGCGCGACGCGGCTCAGGCGCGGCGGCGGCCGATCCGGATGACTTCATGACGCGGATGGCGTCGGCAGAGCTCATGCCGGTGTTAAAGGCCAGCGAGGCCGCCAGCGCCGGGTTTGCGGCGGCGTAAGAACTGTTAAAAATGCGGGCACAGCGCTGACGCTCGGCGTTTCGTGCCTTGCGGCCGTCGGGCTTTTCTTCGTCATCACCGTCGTCGTCATCCCCTTCGCTGGCGTCCGGATCACGTTTTTTATCGTCATCCTCGTCTGCGTCAGGGTCTTTTTTGTCATTGTCTTCCGCGTCCGGATCGTCGCTGTCGTCATCAGCATCCGGGTCGCGGTTGTCGTCATCATCCTGCTCTTCCGCGCGACGGCTGCGGGCCTTTTTACCCTTTTTCTCCTCGTCGTCGTCATCGTGTTCTTCCGCGGCGCGCGCGGCGGCGGAACGGTTCAGGCCCACCAGGTGAGCAAAGGAAAACGGTTTTTTGGCCATGTCAGGCTCCGGTCAGTTTAAGTAAGTTAAGAAATGCCGCGTCAGGGGTAATCACCTCATCCGCCAGGCCCAGCGCCACGCCGTCAGCCGCCATGAAGCAGGCCGCCTCGGTGTCACGCACCACCTTCTCTTTCATGCCGCGGTTGCGCGCAACGGTACCGACAAAGATTTCGCCCATGGCGTTAATGTCGCGCTGGATGGCCGCGGCGGCCTCGTCGGACAGCGTGCGGTAAGGGTTGCTTTCCGCCTTGCGGGAACCGTAGGTGATGATGGTGACCGCCAGCCCCTCCTCCTTGATGCGCTGCGACCAGTCAACGTGCATGGTAATGACACCCACTGACCCTACGCCGCCCGTGCGGGGAACGCAGATACGATCCGCCGCGCTGGCAAGCGCATAGGCAGCTGAGTAGGCGTTTTCGGTCAGGATGGCGTGAACGGGCTTTTCACCCCGCGCACGATAGATTTCATCCGCCAGATCAAAGCAGCCGGCCACCTCGCCCCCGGGTGAATCAATGTCCAGACAGATACCGGCCACCTCAGGATCGGCCATGGCGGTGAGAAAAGCCTGGCGGATGCCGTTATAGCCCGTCATGCCGCTGTAAGGCCGCAGGCTCCCGAGCTTCTGCACCAGCGTGCCCTGTATGCTTATCACCGCCACGCCACCGACGTTGTCATAACCGGGATCGGCTTTGGTCTGTCGCCGGCGGCGGTAGTCATAATCGTCATCGTCTTCCATCACCATGCTGGCTTCGATGCGCGTAATGCCAAACCGGTCGGTGAGCGCAGCCATAACGACTTCGGCCTTGCGGGGATGGATAGCCAGCGGCGTGTTGAACAGCCGCTGCGCCAGATGGGGTAAATTCACTTTTCCTCCGGATCGCGAATGGTTTCGGGCGCGAGTACATCGGCCTGCGCCCAGCTAGGCAGCGGCAGATTGCGCTCAATACAGGCGTCGATTTCCCGCTTGCGCTGGTCCAGCATTTCTTCCCAGTCTTCGCCCACGTTTTCTGCCACCTCCAGCTCGAGCGTCGAGATACCCGCATCGAGACCCAGAATGGCGCCTTTTTTCTCGGCAACCGGATCGACCCAGCCCCGTCCCGGTCCCATCCAGCGGGCGCGACAGTAGGCCGCGCGGGCGTCAATGAAGTCCGGCGCGTTTCGCGGCAGGGGTAAGTCTTCGGTGTCGTGGATCTCCTCAATAAAGGCGGAGAGAATGGGCTGCGCAAAGCCGGACGAAAAATCATCACGGCGTCGGGTCAGGGTTTTCCAGGCCTCAAGCATCGCCGAACGTGCTGAACTGTAGTTAACGTCAGACCAGTCCTGCGTCACCTGCTGCGTGGACAGGCCCGTCGCGGCCGCAATGTTACGCAGCGCCGCGCTTTCAAAGCCCTCAAAGTTACTGGTGGGTCTGGCGGCGTTGACGGTGGTGATGCTTTCACCGGGATACAGCGTTGGCAACCTCACCCCGTTCTGCAGCGAAATGCGCCGGTCTTTGTGAAACTCTGTCCGCCCGTCCTGATAGGTGCCCAGCGCGGTATCGTCATAGTTTTCACCGAGAGCCGACTGCACCATCTCAGGATCATAAGGCGAGGTGACATAGGCCCCGAACACCGCGTTGAGAATGGCCGCCTCAAGTTCTGACTGATCGTACTTGATGAGCATTTTCAGGCGCTGCACCACCGGGGTCAGGATCCCGTTGCCGCGATGCTGCGCGGCCCTGTCGTGATCGTAATCGTGTACGACGTTGGGACGGCCCCAGGAGGTTTCGCGCGGGATCCGCTGCCAGGTCATGGTCTTTGGTCCGCTGAACCAGTCACCGATGTGCGCCTCACGGATGTGATAGGCAACGGGGGCACCGTCCGCATCAATCTCCACGCCACCGCGAACGTGGGGCATGTCGAAATTCTGCTGCGGGTTGCTCAGACGGTCCGGATCGACCATCTGCACCGTAGTGGCATAGCGCCCGCGCCCGTGTCCGAGCCTGTCGGTACGGTACTGCAGGACGGCCAGCGCATCACCGTCCAGCAGCTTGTGCCGGAATCCCAGGCGCAGCATCTGCGACACGGTCTGCTTGCGCTCAGCGTCGCACCACCGTCCGGGGTCATTTGCCCAGGAACGCCAGTGCGCCTCCACCACCTTGCCGTATTCATCGGCCCAGCTTGCGTCAAAAGCTTTATTCCCGGTCATCATGGCCAGCATGCGGTAGTCCGGCTTGAGGATGGGCCGGAAATTCGCCCCTACCGCATTATCCAGCACGCGGGTGATGCTGCCGCTGGCCCAGCCGTCATTTCGTGCGAGGTCACGTACGCGCGACACAATGCGGTCGCGGTAGATGTTGATTTCATTATCCGGTGACCAGAGCGCAGGCTGCCAGTTGGCCAGCTGGTCGCTGAAGGAGTCCGCCGCGTCATAGGGCACACGGCTGCCGCCCGTCAGCGCAGAAAACGACGGGCGTGAGGGGCGCAGCGGATGACCGTCAGCGCCCAGTATCTGTACTTTACCGTTCATCAGAATCTGAACCTTACCGGACGACGCGGACGGGTGACGATGCCAAGCTGAGCCTGGAGAAGCTGGATCAGCGCCAGAAGGTCTGCAAGCGAACTCTGCTGATAGGTTACCGAGCGGGTGCCGTCGCCCTGGGAATAGGAAAACGACACCCCCCGGCTGCCCGTGGTCAGATCGATATAAGCCTGCTGAGCCTTCACCAGTGCGTCCTGCAGCTGCGCAGGCGTCATCGACCCGGCAAGCAGGCTGGTATTGCGGTTGAACATGATGATTTTCCTAGGCCAGAAGCTGTGAGATGGATTTTTTTCTGGCCGGCTGTTCAGGCTCAGAAATAACGGCGCCCGGCAGGCGCAGGCTGGTTTTTTCCACCGGCGCGGCGGCCGGCGCGATTAACCTGTCCGGATTTTCCGCGATGCTTGCCGCAAAGGCGTTGAGTCTGAAGCCCATATGAAGCAGGCCACACAACGCCGCGTAGGCATAAACCCGGCAGTCGAGCGCCTCGTTCGCCCGCCCCGGCAACTGCTCCCATACGCGGTAGCGCTGGCCGCCTGACACTTTCACCACCGATCGCTCAGCCAGCAGCTGACTGAAATACCCCAGGTCCCGATCGGCAGGGAAATGCATGTAGCCCGCGGAGGCCTTACCCGGTTCTGGCGGCTCTATGTGCAGGCGGGCACGAATGGCGTCCTTTGCCGCGTTGACGCCGATTATCACCGGCCTGAACTGACTGCGGTTGCGTGCAGACGGCGCTTTGGCAGGCCAGACCGGGGAGCGTTTGCCGCCCCGTGCCGACTCACCTTTGATAGCCCAGACGCGCCGCCCCAGACGGGCCTTGGCGAACTCATACACCTTTTGCGTGTGGTGACCGCCGGAGTCCATACAGGTGGCCATGATGCTGAATCCGCGACCGTCGGCCCGGCGCCAGATTTGTTTCAGATATGCATCCAGCCTGAGCCACGGCTCATCCGTCTCCAGATCGCCCTCGATGACATCAAACGCAACAGACCAGGACTCTTCATTGAACCCCCAGCCCACCACCTCGATTTCAAAGCGACCGTCCTGGGTATCGACCCCGGCCACCAGCACGGCCACGCCGTCAGGCACCTCAGCCGGCCAGACTTCGCCACGCTCAGTGAGCTTACGCTCGCTGAGTGCTTTTTCGCCGCGATCCTCATACACCTCACCCAGCACCAGGTTAATGAAGGTCTGGCGCATGAGCGGGTCATCTTTCACGCGCAGCCACTCCGCCACCAGATATTTCCAGGCGGCATTGGGAAACAGGCTGTAACCCGCCCAGATATGGAAACCGGCGTGGCCAGTGAACGGACGGTGCGCCCGCCATTCGCCGCGCTTCACCATACCGGCCTTGTCGTTGTGATGGATGACGCAGCCATGATGGCGGCACACGTAAAACGCCGTCTCAGGCAGGCCTTCACCGTTCTCATCCTTGTCCCATTTGATGCCGTAAGGCGTGTCGGGACCGCCCCACTCCAGCACCTGATACTCACCACAGTGCGGGCACGGGACATAGAAATGGCGCTGATCGCTTTCGGAAAACGCTTTTTCAATACGGGACACGCCCTTAACCGTAGGCGTTGAGCCGAGCACTATCTTGCGGTTCCAGAAGGTTTCCGAGCGCTTGATGCCCAGCGCTATCTGGTCACCCTCGGTACCGGCACCGCCGGACGGATAGCCGTCCACCTCATCAAAAAGGATGATGCGGCAGGTGATACGGCGGAATCCGCCGGGGCTGTTGGCTCCGACCAGCGTCAGGTTGGCGCCGTTAAGAAACTGCTTTTTCAGGATGGTCTGGTTACTGTCTTTCGCCTTGCTGTCGCCGGTAATGGCGGCCAGCACCGGGGTATCGCGTAGCATGGGCGAGATTTCGGTCTTACTGTAGTCTTCAGCATCCTCTACGCGGGGCTGAACAACCAGAATCGGTGACGGATCGTGCTGAAGGTAATAACCGACCACGTGATCGAGTATTTTGGTGTAGCCCACCCTGGCCGATTTCATCACGGACACCTGGGTCACGTGCGGATCGGTAATGGCGTCCATCATGCCGTCCTGATAACCAAACGACCGAAACCGCCCGGTCTGGGCACTGGTCTCTTTTGACAGGACAGCGTAAGTATTGGCCCACTGGCTCAGGGATAGCGGCAGAGGGGGACGGATATCGCTGCGTCTTGCGGTCAACTCACCGCTGAAGTTATGCCATGCTGCGGAGTTACTGATGCCCTCGTTTATCATTTTCATCCAGGCTTAACTCCTCCATTGCCTCATGAACCACCTCCTGAAGCGCTGCAACAAACTCCGCATCACTGGTGGTTGAGGCCAGCACCCGCAGGCGAGGACCGTGTTCAGGTGCAATGGCAATAAGGCGTGTTCGCATGCGTGAATATTCCTGACCGACAGCGGCGATCATGTCTTTATAGGGGAGAACCTGGCCGGACTTGATGTCGTACTCCAGCTGGGTCAGCAGGGCCAGATAGTTTTCCTTCATCTGGCGCGCTTCATCCAGCGTCATTTCCAGACCGTTTTCGCTGATGATACGCTCGACGACTTTCGAAGCCGATTCGGCGCGATCCTCGTCACGGGTCTGAGCGGATTTGTTACCCTTCGCGTTGTTACCCTGTCTGTTACCTGACTTGTTACCCTGGTTGTTACCTGGTGCTTTTTTTTCGGGTCGGGTAACAGTTTTTCGAAAGCGCTCGATCAGGGCGTTTGAGGCATCAACATTTATTTCTTCACCGTCCAGAACCAGCCAGCCACGGGCCTTCCACGTGGTCACCGTCTTGCGGCTGACACCGTGTAGCTTTGCAAAATCGGACTGATTCATGTGTTACCCTGGCTGTTATCTGTTACCCAAATTTCAAAAGTTCATAGCTAGCCGGAGAACGCGGCGCGCAATGCCCGTGAAATAAAAAGGTCTCAGGAGGGACCCATTCAATTGAAAATGGTTATCATCTTCATCAATGATTCACTTTCGGGGACCGGGCGTCGTGAATCCGCTGCTTCTGTGCCTGAGGGTGACGTTGCGAAAGATGTTCTCCTTTTCAGGCGTTGGCTTCTCATTCTCATAATTTGTAGTAATATTGACAACCACTTGCGCTCTGATGCGGCTGGCTATTTCCTCAGCTATGAGATGTCCCATAGTGGATGCAGAAGAAAATTTAGCCGCATCCTCGATGACCTGCTGGCCAATCAATTCGCATTCCTTCAAAGAAGGCAGCGAGATGTGAGGCTTATAGATTAAACGCATAATCATCCCCGAAGTGGAAAACAGGATAAACATTACCTTTCTCGGTAGTCGTCGCCGGGCTGGAGGCATTTAGGTGATAACTGCCAGATCTGCTGACGTGTATCAACCGCACAAAACTCTGTGCCATCACTGCGAAGTAGAAAGGCAGGGAAATAGGCACCTTTGTCATCATGGCGTATCGTAGACACGATGGGCATGCCTTTATAAACGCCCTGGAAAGTGCCGTCGTGTAGGAAGCTCTCTGTGGGAGCACCTATATTGCCGGGGTCAGGCCAAGTCAGGACATGTAATGCTCTCGCCTGAGCCCAGGCATCAGTACTGAAATATAACGTCGCGGTTTTGTCGTCATAAAAGTTAATGGTTAAATTCTCCATCGACTTTTCTGGTTCTTTAGCGAACTTTCCAGGCTGGTTCTGGAAGATAACAACAGCCGTAGCCCTTCCTCCCGCGTAATTCAGGAAATAGATACGGGCGTGGTTATTTTTTTCACTATAGACGCTGGCAAAAAAATGATTGCCGTCGCCATTATGCATTGAGAATGCGCCGGTTATAACATCGTCAGGATACTGCTTAAACTTACTGCTAACATCCTGACCTTTGAGGCATATCCCTTTTGGTTTGAAAAAATAAGCTTCGCCTGGAGCAGACTGATCTACAGGTGCAGTAAATCCATCCATGTCAGCACATACTGACGCAAGGGCATGAAAAGGGAACAGCGCTATACACAGTGCAATTGCTTTCACATTCATTGGCATTTATCCGTTTGCTGTTGTGACAGAAATTTTAATCACACCATCTTTGCAGAACTTCATAAACAGATAAACTACTTTGCCGTGCTCAACGCCTGACTGATTGCAGCACTCAGCGCCGCTGGCATCAACGCACCGGCCATTTTTTCTGCCCTGTCCATATACCCCAGTACTGGTTTTACAGGCAGTGCATTACCGAACTGAATCAGCAGCTTTGGTGCCGGTGATTTATCACGTGGTCGGCGTGTGCCATTAGCCGAACGCTTCAGGCGCTTTTTAGCCTTTTTGCCTTTCTTAGACTTAACGCGCTGGAAAACGCCGTTACGGCTGCCTACCTCACCGATAAAGACGTTATCTTTTGCCTTTAACTGGTTCAGTTTATTGCGTGGAAGGTTGCCGTATTTATTCAGCTTGATGTTTTTAGGATTAAGCAGCGCACTGCTGTTGAGCTTATGCTGCCCACCGAATTCAAATGGGGCAAGGTAGCTGGCCGCTATGTCTCTGACGAAAACTTTAGCCTGAAGGTTATTCTTACGAGCCCCTGTGGAGCCCACTGCGTTCACTGTAAACGGTGTAGGCGAATCAAGACGACGGGTTAGCGCTGTCTTTTCAGCGGCTGCAATTTCACGAGCTACGCTGGTGAGTGCCTGTGATAACGCAAAAGGTATCTGCTTCTTTAGTGACTGAAGCTGAGACGTCAGGTCTTTTAATCCCGCCATATACCCACCAGCTGATGATTAATCGTGTTTATGCTGAAATTCAGATCAAAAAATGCAGTTTTAAACACATAATTAACAACCGCCAAGAACGGCTAAATCAAATAACCTGAATTGATGAAACAGTGAATAACTCATTGCTGATACCTCTAGCTTCAGCTTAAGCAGTGCAAAAGTCATCCACCAGGTTCATGAGATGCTCATCCTCCCTAACTAAGAAGAAGTGGTAACCTTTTTCAATCCTAACCCACTGAGGTGTAAAACATTCCCACACAGCAAAATATTCTTTCATTGCACCTACCTCCCCTAGAATTGAGTACCCACAATATTATGAGTTTAGATAGCTTTCAACATCGTTACTTTCATTAAACTTATAAATCTGTAGTTGACATCATGGATTAAAAGGACAAGAATATGTCCATTATAGACACAAAGACGTCCAAAATGGACAACCACGCGATAACTAAGGATTTTGAACATGCTGACTTATGCTTTTTGGAACAACAAAGGTGGAACTGGCAAAACAAGTCTGGCCTTTCAAGTAATTTCACGGTATGCAGAAACTCATTCTGATGAGAAAATTTTAGCTATTGATTTATGTCCTCAGGCAAATTTATCAGAGCTAATGCTTGGAGGTATGAATACCCAGGGAAGCGAAAAACTTCTCTCCCGGCAAGGCTTAGTGCCAAGATGTTCTATAGGTGGTTATTTTCAAATAAGATTACCTGCACCATATTCACCACCTATGATCAATGCATCGGATTACATTACAAATCCTTCCCATTACAACAGTGATATTCCGCAAAACATCGATTTAATATGTGGGGATCCGCTACTTGAGTTACAAGCAAATGCTGTAAATACCTTGGCTAACCAAAATATTCCCGGAACCAACGCTTGGATAGCAGTGATTGATTGGCTCAGGGATCTATTAGAAAAAGTCAAAGATAAATATGATGTTGTTTTCCTAGATTGCAACCCTAGTTTTTCGTTCTATACTCAAATTGCTTTAGCTAGCGCTGACCGAGTAATTCTTCCTGTAATGGCAGATGATTCATCAAGAAGGGCCATTCTGAATGCTATCTCGCTTGTATACAGTTTAAAACTGCCGTCTGAAATTTATACTTCATACATGTTTTCTACAAAGCTTGAAGCGGCAGGAAGGCCTCTCCCTAAAATCCATCAAATTGTTCAGAATCGACTGACTCAATATATGGGTGATGCATCTGCCTATGCGGCAGTATTGCATGCTATCAAAAGAGATGTAAGAAATTTAATTTCAACACATCCACATCTATTTACTTTTAGTAATTTAGATGATGGTTTTTCCAGTGTGCGTGATTTTCAAACAACTGGTGTTATAGCTCATGCTAAAGGACAACCTTTTTCAAAAGTCAAATCCGGTAAGCAGTCAATAAACGGGCATCGAGTCCAGGTAAAAGCAGATTATCTATACAATTGCCGGGTCGCTATCAATACACTAACGTCTAAATTCTAATTTAAGGCCCTTTTTGGGGCCTTAAGTCGTTTCGATGCTCAAGCCAGCTTTTTAGCCAGTGAAGCTACATCGTCGAATACAGAATCGACGTCATGGCCTGCCACTTTCAGCAGTTCTTTCACCTTTGCCAGTACGGCATCAGTTTTATCGGTTGCTGTTGTGACCGGCTGTGCAGTGGTCGCGGTAGTACCGTCATACAGTGGTTCGGACATCGTTACTTCCTCTTTTATGGGTAAAGCCCGGTCATTATTCCAGGCGTCGGTTAAATCTTTTTTGGCGCTTCACTCTGCGCCTCCTGCGGCTGAGCGATGGCCTGCTCATCCAATTTGCTTTTCAGTTCGTCAATCTGAGCCTGAAAGCGCTGCTCTACATCGTGCCAGCCGTCACGAATGGCTGTTGAGTCGGCCTCTATCTTCTGGGGGCTTTTCTTGCAGCGGAACCAGCCCAATAACCAGCCAGCTGTAAAGCCAACAATGAGTGTTATCAGAGAACAAATCACTAAATTAGTCATAGTGAACATGTAATATTCCTGTGTTAAATTTCGGGACGGAATTGGGAATTTTTTTAAAAACACCGGAGTTTTTCATGAAAACGACAAAAGCCTACTCTTTAGAACAGGCTAATGAATTGCTTTCAAAAGGCTTTGCTAAGAATGTTGAACTGTGTTTTGAATTATCAACAGATGAGTTTTTCCGCTTTACGGATTTCTGGTGCGAGAAAGGCGCTAAGATATTAAAAAGTGAGCATTTTATAGTTAAATTGAAGCCTTCTTCATCTTCTGCTCCAACACCTGACTAAACTGTGTTTTTCCCTGCCTGCTGGCTTCTATCTCCCGAATTGCCGCTTTATCACTGTTGCAGTTTTCGATAGCCGTCAGCAGGTGCTCGTTCAGCTCCAGACTACCTCCCCAGGTCAGGGGGTTTGGTACACGTGGTACCGGGCAGTCAGCGGTCAGTTCTGAGGGTATTGCCACCGGGGGCACCTGAACGTATCTCGTCTCTGTGCGAACGCAGCCTGTCAGCAGCAATATCAGGCACAGGCAAAGCAGCACACCTGTCAGATGCCGCAGCTTTCCGTATGACAATGATACGTTGCTCACTTTCATCTCTGGCCTGTTCTTTTCGGCCTCTTGTAGCTGATGAAATATCATCAAACAATCGAACGGCAGCAATAACATTGTCGGTGACAGCTTCTGCAAATTTTTTCTGTTCAAGTGCCGCATCACGCTCTTGCTCCATAATCAGGGTTGAATCCCGGTAATGCGCGGACGTCAGCAAAAGGCCAGATATCAGCACAACCAACAGCAAAGCCAGTACAGTGCGCCAGTTTGAAATAAGCCAGATCATTTCAGGCCAGCCAGGCAGAGCGCTTTTTCATTATCAGCACGGATCATTAAGCCCGGCAAAATCTTGCCGCCACCCCATACCCATCTGGGGAACTGTTCACACGCAGCAATGATATTTCCACTACGAAACAGGCTGAACATCTGTGAATTTCTGAGGTTGCCACACCCCGCACGAAAGGTAACGGACACAGCCGCGCTGAAAACATTTTCGGAGAGATTTCGCCCATTTCCGTAACGGTTAACGCACGACTCTGCGTCGAGAATATTTTTTTCCCAGGAAATTGCTATCTGCTCGTCTGTAAGACGGACGCCCGATCTAACGTTGTGGGTATTACCAATGCCGTTCGTCAGAACGCCGGCAGGACAAATATAAGGGTCACGGCGGCATGATTCGGCATTTCCAATCAGCTCCAGCCCTTTCTGATTAGTATGAACCTGACCATGTGACAGCACGATTGCAATGATTGCCATTACTGAACAAACTGCGCCGGCCGTACCACCGATTTTCTTTACTGTTGCCATGGTCAGTCATCCTGTGGTGGTGGAGTCACATACCCACGATCAAGCGCTTTCTCATACGCTTTGGTCTGGCGCCGCTTAAAGTAGATATTCGTAATGAATGTGAGCATTGCGATGATGAAACCACCGATTAACGCTATCTGATTCCAGTCAAGTCCGTGCAGCCATCCAAACCACCCGGTCAGGCCGCCATACATAAGGCCGCCCGACACGCTGTAGTTTGTTGCCGTCGAGATTTTGTCGGGCATATTTTTAACCATGATTAGACCTCCGTTGGTTACGGAAGCTGTGAGTAAAAGAAGTGTGCAACACACTCAACACGAGGGAATTGAAAGTATCTGATGCTTATTACCCCCCTGCTGAAGGTGGAAATCTCAGAGGCAGAAACATCTTTGAAGACATTAATTATCAAAAATCACAGAGGGATTAAGAGTATAAACTGCTCAGGGTCATTTCAGGCCCTGACCTAAGTTCCGACTACATTGGTCCTACCTTTGCCGCGCCCCCCCAAGTAAGCGCGGCTTTTTTTATGCATAAGCAAAACTGTTTCTCAAAACACTTGGGGACGCCACGTTACCCGCATCTAAGAAAAAAGGCCGCTCGAAAGCGGCCTTTGGGCTATTTTTAAAAAAATTCGTTGACTCTTTAGTTACCGCTTAATTTTTCTGACGATGATTCAATTAACGACTCAATGAATTTTTTTTGCTGTGCATTGAGGTCTAGTTTCCTGATTTTTTCCGCATCGACCTGAGAATTTGGCTGGCCGGGCTGAGTCTTAGGAGTGAACTTTCTGTCCTCTCCAGCGAAAGCAACCGCAGTGACTATCAAGCCCCATACAACCACGCAAAACAATAACATCAACAGCCATGTCACTCTTTTCGATATTTTCAAAACCCTTCCCTTTCTGTAACGAAGGAAGGTATAAGACAAATCTGATAACCACTAGTTCTGCCAAGAATCCATTACGATATTTTGCTCTAAATGGGAACGTCCAGCGCCTGAATCACAAAATATAAACCCTGCACTGACAAAGGGTAAGCATAAAAAACCATTATGGAATTAATAGCCAAAATTCAAAATCATAAAAAAACCTGCATAAGCAGGCTTCAGTTATTGACTCTAATCAATCAAAATATTTATAAATCTGTGTTATGATTATTAAGGATTTTCCCTGGAGTTGGCCGTTTTGGCTTCCCTCTTGTCATCCCTACCTGGTTGCCGAGACCTTAGATGACTTGAGGGATTTTTTTTGAAATTCATAAGCAATTTTGTATATTTTCCGCCATAACAACAACTATCCTTTAGTACTACCAAAACTAAACTTAAGTACAGCTGATTTAATTGGCTACCAAAGCTGGTTTTAGAGTGCTGCGACAGCGGTGGTAACAGGTATGCGATGCCGGGTGCCTCCCGGTGAGTCAGAAAAACCAGAACCTGACCCGCAGCATTTAGTATTTACTGGTTTTGCCCCGCCGCTTAGGGGGATTCACCGCATTAGCATCTACGATACAGTTAAGCTTTTCTTATTTGAACCTATTAATCCTGCAATTAGACGCCAAAGTTGCTGCTTATCGGCTGATGGAATTATTCAAAAAAAATTAGAGTGTGCCTGCCAAATTTGAGAGATTGGCGCGTACTTACCTTTGCAATCTTTTTCCGCCGTTGGCCTTTAGTCAACGGCTTTTTTTTGGATAAATTCTTAACACGCATGTATTAACCAAACAATAAAAAAGACCCACCAGTAACCAGCATCAAAGGGATATGAATTCCGGCGAAAATTCTGCGGCGCCGGGTGCCTCCCGATGACTCTTAGAATCAGTACCGAAAGCCGCTTTGCAGTCTCTATTACTGATTAAGCTCCACCGCTTAGGGGATTCACCGCATTAGTACCAGCATAAACAAGAATCAGGCTGTAATGAAAATGTCAAATGAGTGATTATCACGCAAAAAATTAATCTACTTACCTGATTAAAACCTACTGAGTTAATCTACGATTCCAGTGCGTAGTTGTGATAACTCTATGAAAAATATAATAACCCCTAAGTGATAGTCCATTTCCCGCCAGTCGCGTGCCTGTAGCTGGCGGGGATTTTTTTATCTGGTACTACTGTGATTAACAGCGTGGCATGTCTGCCCAGTGCTAATTTTTACCTATTGATTTCAGCCAACGTCTGCTCAAACCGCTCACGCTCCAGTTCAACCCCGAGCGCCCTTCTTCCATGCTTTATCGCTGCTTTGATAGTCGCGCCAGAACCCATAAAAAAATCAGCGACCAAATCGCCAGGCCGGCTACTGGTTTTGATGATGTGTTCCATCATGTCAGCCGGTTTTTCACAGGGATGTTTTCCGGGATAAAAGGCAATGGGCGCATACGTCCAGACGTCAGTGTAAGGCACTTTTGCTGTTACTGAAAAAGGTCGCCTGAGGTGGTCATGTTCCTTCAGCAATTCCCTGAAATCTCTGTCGAGGATCCGCCAGTTTTCCACCAGCGAACCATGGCCTCTTTCAAGCAAACTTGCCTGCTGCTTTTCTGCGGCGATTTTCTCAAACAGATACTGCAGCTGTTTGTAATGTTCTTCACCGGGTAGCTGCCATTGGCTTCCACTAAACCAGTGGCTGGACATGCTGGTCCCTGTTGCCTCGTTGATGGCTTTGGAAGAAACACCCAGAGACTCTTTTGCGTCCCGGAAATAACTTATCAGAGGACTGAATACATTCTGCTTTAACTGGTTTCTGGTTTTCGACCACTCATTATTATGCGGTTTATAAGGCCCCGCATAATGCGCAGCAAAAATAATTCGTTCTGTCGCAGGGAAAAAGGCCCTTAAACTCTCTTTGTTTTGCCTCATCCATGGGCCATGCGGTTTGGCCCACACAATATGACTCAGCACATCAAACCGGTTACGCACAAGAAGTTCGGTGTCAGCAGCCAGCCGGGAACCACAGAACATATAGAGACTGCCTGACGGCCTAAGTACCCGCCAGAACTCTGAAAGAAGCTCATCAAGCCACGAAAGGTAATGTTCCTCACTCTTCCACTGATTATCCCATTTACACGCTTTAACACGGTAATAAGGTGGGTCAGTGGCTATAAGATCTACCGAACTGTCGGGGAGAGTTTTAATGAATTGCAGTGAATCAGCATTGACCAGATTAAGACTGTTTAAATATACAGTATTTTCCATAGATCCCTAAGCTTTACTCTGATAGGCTCACTGTGCTTTTGCGCTAAAGCAGTGGGCCTCGGTTTGCTTATGATCTTACCCATGAGCGAATGACTGGTAAGGTGCTCCAACACCCTGCCAGCCGCCCATTTTCACAGCGTGAATGCTGCGGGTTATCCGCAGCGCCTGAAATTCTCTCCGCCCCCCGATAAATCTTCCACCAGACCTGCCATAGCCAGCTGAGTCAAAATAAGCTGGCATTTTGGCGGTGTGATTCCTGTCATTTCAGAAATCTTATCCGGGGAGGTCCATATTGAGGGGAGAAAATGTATAACGGCCTGCGCTGAATCTGTCATATCTATATGATTATGCATGTCTTTATCACCTTTAAGCACAAAGTGACTTACAGATAACTCTGTAAGGCTAGACCAGCAAGACATATATATTCAGGCATAAAAAAACCCCGCACAATGGCGAGGCTGATAATTCTGTTGCTTGTCGATACAGCTTTGCGAAGCATAGAGAAATTCAACCAGTTTTTACGACAACTTGCAACGAAAATCTTTGGCTATTTAGATTGAAGGCATCATTTAAAGGAAGATAGAGCGCATATTCAGCCGCGTTGAGCCATGCGCTGACGCGCCTTTCACATGTTCGAAAGGATAATTCTGGATGGTACTCATTGAGATCGCGAGCTATTTCTGACTGTTTTTTACCGCGTCCAAGATAACGCTGCTTAACGATGCTGAGCAATCCCGGCGTATTTATGAGAGTGGTGCCGATTACCTTATCCATCAATGCGCCTTCTTCATTGCTACAAAACACCAGGCTACTGACAACAATTTCCTCCTGCATTTGGAGCATCCACTGCTCCAGTTCGATATTGCTGATACCAGCTTTTCTTAATTTCCGCATAGCCTTAACGAGATCATCATGTGTGACTTTCCCCCGCGACAGCATGCGCTTAAACATATTCACCGCTTCCGGCATATCGCTGTAGGTCGCCCAGCGCCCCCACATTTTCAACTTACCCTGTAGCCAGACACTTTCCATGGTGCGTAAGCGCAAATCTTTTCCGTCTGCTTTTCCGGTAGTTGATGGATAGATCATAATTTTCCTTCATCCAGTAGTATTTGCTGTGTTCGAAACACTCCCTCTGCGTGATACAGCCGGAGTTCATCACGGGTAAAATCAGTTTTAATTCTGCCGTCTATGGCATCGTGACAGGCGTTACATGCGAAAGCGCCTTGTGTGTCTGGCGGTTTAATTCCGGTACCGCATGAATCGGAAAGGCGATAATGCGCCAGCACAGTGGTTTCAGGATTGTGATTACAGATGCCGGGAATTCTCACCTGACAATTGCGGCCACGCGCTTCCCTGCGGATATTTACAGGTCGAGGCATTGCTGACCGCCCCCCTGAATAATTCTGTTCCGCTTCTGGAATTCAGTTGGTGCGCTGAGCCAGTGAGCGGCCCGTATCGCTGCAGCCTGGTCACTGGAATAAATCAGACGGCGGTTTGTGCGGGGTAAAGCAGCACAGACAGGACAGTAATCGGTTGTGTCGTGGATGCAGCCGCCTTTTTTACCCCTCATGCAGATGTGAAAATGCCCTGCCCTTGTCGCACAGTTTTCACACATTGGTGCATCACATGTGTAGGGCTTGTAAGCAGATATTTTATCGGGCTCTCCCTCATGCGGCGGATAACCTAAATGACCATCGCAATAAAGCGTTGCCTCGGCACCACAGAAAATGCAGCATTCTTTTTTCATGCGGCAAACTCCTGTAGCTGTGCGGCGGCGTTCTCTGCTGCCTGCTGGCTTTCAAATGTGCGAAACAGAATCTGATACCAGAGGACATTAAGAACCGCTTTGTAAACTTCCTGAAATTCGTGCTCCTTCATGCTGGCGAACGAAATTGATTTGGCTTCGCGGCGCTGAGTGCCATCGGGCAAAATATATTCATCGTAAAATCCGGCCGTCATTACCGCCCATTTACGGAATGCTTCGAACGACTTAACCAGCACCACACCCTCAGCGCGATCAGCACCTGTGCGTGACAGAAATTCGTCCAGGGTTTCACTTAACACGCTTTGCTGGCCGGTCAGCGTACTGAGGTAATCAACGTACTGGCGCAGTAACGATTTTTCGGATTCCGACACAGCACCAGCCGTGGGCGTCCAGTATTCAAAGCCCAGATTGAGTAGCGCAAAAAAACGTTTGTGGAAATTGTAATTGCGCGCCTGACGAACATCACAACTCAGCCAGGCACCGGTTTTGATGCGCGCCAGCACTTCGGCGGCCTCGGCGTTCGCCACCATCATGGTTGTGGCAGATGTTTTAATCAGATGCATTTGTGGCATATCACACCATCCCCTTCCGGCGCAGGTACTCAGCCTTGAGAATTTCGGCAGGCGTTGGGCCGCTGTCCTGTGCTGGCGCAGATAAAGCCTTGCGAACAGGTGGCACCGGCTTGCCCTCAGTAAAGCGATCATCCCAGTACTGAATCAGCTTTTTTGCCTCGCCCAGCAGTTCAGGTTCGGTAAGCTGGCGGTCATTGCTGCGGCGCCTTAATTCCAGGCAGATGTGATACATAACCGCCTGTGACCACGGATAATGTTCGCTGGTCGGGTACCGGAAAACCGTCCTGCGCCAGTGCCAGAATTCTTTCAGTACTTCAGCGGCGGTGATCCCCAATGCACCTTTGCCCTCACGGCACCACGCGACGAACTGACCGGGCGACGGCAGGAATGGTTTTTCCTGTTTACGGGCTGCCCGCATGCCAGCGTTGACCTGTGCCATTGTGGTGATCCCGTTCTCGCGGAATGACAAAAGCCACTGGCGCCGGAATTCGTTTAACTCCTCCTGGGTGCGCAGATTCGCCATGGCAGCCGGAAACGCCGCACGTAACTGACCAAAGAGCGTATTAAAAATTTCGGCAACCTGCTCTGCCTGCTGCGGTGCATCGTCCTGGATTTCCGCCAGACCGCTTGCAACACGTTTCATGTTTTCACGGTCGAGTTTAACCATCTGTTCAGCAATGCTTTTCATTCAATCACCCCATGGATCCAGTCAGTGTTCTTGTAATCCAGCGCTGGCGCAGCGGCCCTGCGTGGCGTGGCGTCACGCTGGAGACTGAGCGTGTCCCACTTAGCGCGCAGTTTGGCCGGCGAAAGAATATTTGAGCACCAGAACGCGTCACGACTGGCCCATTTGAACAGTTCGCAGATCTCGCGATGTGTGCGACCGTCGATTTCTCGCATCAGGCGAATGTCATTGGCCCAGGTTGTGAGGTTTGGCTTGCGAACTGCCGGACGGATTGACGCGACAAGGCCAGCAATCCATTCGGCGCAGTGCAGGTCGTCAGGTGATCCCCACTTGTTGCCTTTGGGTGAGCTGATCGCTGCATCTGGCTTAACAGGAAAATCATTTTCAGAGGGTGAGTTTGGGGATTCGTGAGAATTCTCAAACGAAGATCTTTTAATATTGTTGTTTATATATTGTTGTTCATGTTGTGCGGGTGTTTGTGCGGCTTCATGTGCGGATACACCCTCTGAACCCGCGCCGTTACTGGTTTTGTCATGTGCGGCCGTATGTGCGGCTTCATGTGCGGGTAAATCGTCTATTTTTTGAGCATATTCAGCATAGTTTGTGATGGTAATCACGGTGCCTTTTTGCCTCTCGCCTTCCATGGAAATCATGCCTTCACGCTCGAAAACTTTGAGCATTCGCACGACTGCATCCCTGCTGACCGGCTGACCATTGCGATCACATAATCCCAGCCCTAAATCCGCTGCGGTCGTCACCAATTGTCCGGCACTCAGATGCCACTCGCGCCCCTTAAATCGGGCTGTGTATGGCTGTCTCTGGGCAGCAAAAAGCAGGTTATCCCACAGCGTTCTGAGATAAACATCTTTGGCCCACGGCTTTTTGAGAATGCTACGGTACAACGGGATGAATCCGTGTTTCTGGTTCTCCATCCGGTTGCTCCTGCGCTGGCGCGCGGTGTTGAAGTCAAAGAGTTTGGCAGTAGTCACGGCTTCCCCCTTTCACTGTTTACATAACCAGTAATTCCTGGCATACTCGCTCCTGTTGTGGTGTTAAAAATCAATTTTGATTTGAGATGAATCCTCGGTGGCAGCCGGGGATTTTTTTCGTCCAAATAGCCGCTCTAGCCTTTCTAAACGCTCCTCCAGTTGTGACTCAGGAAAATGAATTTCCATAAAAACCAGCGCCAGACTCATTAATTCAAAAAAACTGTGCTTCTGGTTTCCAATCGCGTATTTCATGCGCGTTACTGCTGCGTCATCCATGCCAATGAACCGGGCAAATTTCCCCTGCCCATTAACCGCAAGTCGGCTTAATAGCTGGCTTTCAATTCGCTTTGCTTTTTTGCGTTTATTTGCAGACTCCATAATTGATAATTCCTTTATTAATTGGGCGTCATGCGAATGCATGCCGACAGTGATTAATGATTCAGTACGGATAGAAATAGAACTACGCCGCACTATCTCGATTGGTGCCGTATTGAAGCCAACTTGCATCACATTGAAGTGCATTTGCTATTTCAAACAGAAAACGAGGGCGCTTTGTTAAACCAGCTTCAATCTGTTGGATTGACTGCTGTTTAATCCCTGCCTTAACTGCCAGTTCAGTTTGGGTAAGGTTTAGCTCCATTCGTCTTTGTTTGAGGCGATCCGAGATTGTTTGCATAGAGCCTCCTTTGACAAATTTTCTTGTATATTAATTACAAGTTACTTTGTTTGTCAAATACAGCTTTTCTTGTAAACATCCCGTTCCCATGAATGAGGTGTTCTGATGACAACTATCGCGAAACGCGTACAATCTAAGCGAAGCGAGTTAGGTTTAACACAAGCTGAGCTTGCTGAAAGAGTGGGAACGTCCCAGCAAGCTATCGAGCAGTTGGAGAACGGGAAAACTAAAAGGCCGCGCTACCTGCCAGAGCTGGCTAGAGCGTTAGGCTGCGAAATTGATTGGTTGATAACTGGTACCAAATCAGGCACGAACGTTGCCCCCGCTGAATTAGGAAGTAAGCGAATCCCGATCCTCAGTTACGTTCAAGCGGGTTTATGGACAGAAAGCCAGGAATACCGGAGCTATGACGGCGGAATGAGTTACCTGCTTGTTGATGATGACGTATCAGACAAGGCATTTGCATTAATAATCGAAGGTGATTCGATGGCACCAAAATTCAATGCTGGGGATAAAATCATCGTGGATCCAGAGGTTTATCCTGTACCCGGTGATTTTGTCGTTGCCCTTGATGGCGTTAAGAACCAGACAGTTTTTAAAAAATTCAGGCCAACCGGAGTGGACTCGCATGGGAATGATATCTATGAACTGGTCCCTCTTAATGACGACTTTCCAACATTACGCTCAGAAACAGGTAAGTTGAGCATAATTGGTACAATGGTTGAGCACCGCATAAGCAGAAAGAACCACAGACGCTGATATTTACAAGCAAACCGACTCAATTGAGTCGGTTTTTTTTCGCCCCTCCAACAAGAAAAAAACAAAAATAAATACCTTTAAAAAACAAGAAACTAGGTTTTTTACGCCTGTTTTTACAATTTTAATTGTTTACACGAAACAAACTATCTTGTAATTTTTAATGGCACCACAACAAGCGAATCAGGGTAAGGAGATCACCATGTACGGTACCGCTTTATTGCCCCGCCGTGATGTGCTTCCGGGCACGCTGATCCGTCACAACGGTAAATCATGGCTGGCGTCTGCCAACGTCGAAAAGGGCTTATATGCAATTTCTGGAATCGAGAAAATTCGCATTACCAGTGAAAGCGTAGAAATCGTATTAAATAAACGCGGGCAACCGCAGATTAATTAAATCTCAGCACAAATATATCCCGTGGCGCATGCGTCAGGGAAATCCACATTCTGAAATCAGAAAAGGAAAATGAATTATGTGTCTTAACTTTGCTGTCGAAATAAAACCCAGCTGTGTTTTTTATTCAGAGGAACAGCGTATTGACTGTATTTCTGCTGCCGGTGAAATCATAGGTTATATCAGCATTAATAAAAGCGATGACTGCGCAACAGCTTTCAATTCCGCTGGCCGTATCAGCAATGAGCACTGCCCTTCCTGCGCCCTGCGTACCCTTTTCGCCTGGAGAACAAACCTGGACGTTGACGCAGTACAAATCGCCTCTGATGAAAATCCGGCTGCTGTCGTTATGTCCGCAATTATCTCTGCCGCTGTAAGACACTGAGGGTACCGGCCATGACTGCACTTAAACCTTTCTTCGTATACCTGCGCGCCAAGAAAAAAGTCGGCCAGAAAGATCACGTTTTCTGGGAAACGCGCGCTAATGAAAACCGCGTTATTCGCGATGCCGTTAACGCCATGGAAGACGCCGGACTCAGTGAGGAAGATTTCTTTTCCCCTGCTGTGACCAATTTCCATGTGGTTGACGACCTACCGACAGAGGGTGAACTTGATTCCGCCTGGTGCGAGCGCTACCAGCTTACCAGTGACAAAATGAGCTGGGAGAAAATCCCGGGCGCCGAAGGCTCCACCACTGTTGAAGCCACTGCACCAACAACGCTTGATCCTGTTGTTGATACTGAAAACACGCTGCCCGGCATTGTTGCCCTGGAAGATCTGACCGTTGAACAGGCTGTTATCGGCGCGTGGATTTTTGGTACCCAGCGTGAATACACCAAAGAGGATTTAGGCGCGGTAGCAGCGCTGGCGATGGATACCGACGAATCCTATCCGCAAAATCTGCTGCTTGTATCCCGCAGTACCAAAGTGATGCAGTTGCAGCACGCCTATAAATCAACGATCGCTGACTGGGTTCAGGCGGCTAAATTGGTGTGGGTGCCTGGTACCGCCGTTCCGCAGGTTGCTGACCTGCTGAGATTCACCGGCGAATGGCTTGATGCACACAATGATTCCTCTGCCCGCGCAGAGGGTAACAATAACCGCCGCAGTGACGTTACTGCTAAATGGGCTGCCCGTATCGCTGGCAAATCTCAAACCGTCACAACCACCATTGTGACAGAGAAAACCAACAGCGGCGCGACGGCGGGCGGCGGCATCAAAACTGATCGTAATCCTGACTATGAACATACCCTCCAGACGCTGGGTATCGAAATTGCCTGCGCCCTGTTCCCGTCTGATTTCGACATTTACGAAATCCCGACACCGATTTTCCGCAGGGCTAAGGAAATGGTCGCCGAACGTGATCAGACCTGGGCGGCATGGAATCGCGCCCTGAGCAACACGCCCGGCATCCTTGATAATTCACGCGCAGCTGTCTTTGCGCTGATCCGCTCTGCGCCGGAAAACATTCACCTCACCCCGGGTGAACTGCAGTACTACATCAATACAACTCTGGCTGAAACAGATCACGTCAATCCGTCACAGGAAACGCTTGCGGCTGCTCACAGCACCGTTAAAACCGTTACACCTGAGCCAGAGTCTGTACCTGTAACAACGTCGGCGCCAGTGGCTGACGAGCCCATTAAAAATATGGGCGACGGCATATTTGATATTACTGCCCTGATGGCTGAAACCGTGACGCCGCAGGTGGAAGCGTCTGTGCCAGTGACAGAACCGGTAACAGCAGCGCCAGCAGAAACCGCCTCAAATGAGGGTGAAAAAACGGAAGTGGTGCCGGAAGTCGCTGACGTGGCCGCAACCTTCCCCGCCGTTTTCGAGCCTGGTCGTTATGAAAACATCCCTAACGAGGCATATCACGCCGCCAGCGGTATCAGCAGCACTATGGTTAAAGATGCGCGGATCAGCCTGATGTATTTCCATGGCCGCCACGTTGAAAAAACCATACCGCGCGAAGAAACAAAGCCGCTGCGTTTCGGTACCGAACTGCACGCCCTGACGCTGGAGCCAGAAAAATTCGCTGAGGATTTTGTTGTTTACCCCGGATTGCCAGAAGGGGCCATTTCCACCACCAGCGAAATGAAAAAAATCATCGAGGATTACAACGCTTCCTTACCGGCGCTGGCGGATCCCGATGCAATTAAAAAAATGATTGAGGCGCATAACGAAAAGCTGCCGGCGCCTTTATCCCTGAGCGCTAACGCAGAAGAAACGGCAATTCTCTATCAGAACCTGCCCGACGAATTCCGCCGCATCCCGGAAACGGAAAAACACACGGCTTCGGCTATGAAAGCCTGCATTAAGGAGTTCAACGCCACGTTGCCGCAGCCGCTTAAAACCTCTGGCAGCCGCGACAGTGTTTTAGACCAGCTCGCCATTATTGCGCCTGAGTTTGTCGCAGAAGAACGCGCCAAAAAGCAGCCCTACAACGTCAGCAGCAGCAAAGATGCGCTGGCCGCAGTGGTTCGCGAAATCAGGCCTGACGCAATTTTCGCTGATAAGTTTAGCGAGAACTGGCGCAAAGGTGCTGAGGGGAAATGGATTGTCGGTGATACGGATTTCGCACTCTTACAGGCACTGAACAACGCCGTTTATGCGCACCCGTCTGTCTCCAACCTGCTTAACCACCCGTCACGCGTTAACGAGGTGAGTTACTTCGGTATGGATGACGAAACCGGTTTAGAGGTGCGCGTCCGTCCAGATATTGAACTGGAAATCGACGGCATACGCATTGCTGCTGACCTGAAAACCACCAGCATGGGCCGCATTAAGCAGGACTACTTACGCGCCCGTCTGCACCGAGAAATCACAGAACGCGATTACCACCTCAGCGCGGCGATGTATTCCGAGGTTGCTGGCTTCGATCAGTTCTTCTGGATCTTCGTTAACAAAGACCCTGGCTATCACTGGGTGGCGGTTATTGAGGCGTCACAGGATTTGCTTGAACTGGGCTCGCTTGAATATCACCGCACCATGTCAGCTATCGCCCGCGCGTATGACACCGGCATCTGGCCTGCGCCTATTACCGACGACTACACCGACGAACTGAATGATTTTGATTTGCGCCGTCTTGAAATGCTGCGTCCCGTTTAAGGAAACCAAACTATGACTACCGAAATCGTAGCCTCAGAAAACAAAAATCAGAAAATCGACAACATTTCGATTCTGACCAACGGCGATTTGTTCAATCGCATTCAATCTCTGGCCAACGTTATGGCGGCAAGCGGGGAATTTGTGCCGGCACATTTCAGGGGGAAACCAGAAGCGTGCATGGCAGTTGTCATGCAGGCCGCGCGCTGGGGTCTTGACCCGTTCGCCGTTGCTCAGAAAACCCATATCGTCAGCGGTACGCTGGGCTATGAGGCTCAACTGGTCAACGCAGTGATCAATACGATGTCGCCGACAAAAGACCGCCTTCACTTCGATTGGTTTGGGCCGTGGGAAAACGTCATTGGCCGCTTTGAAGAAAAGACCAGTTCCAAGGGCAACAAGTATATTGCTCCGGCCTGGAGCCTGAAAGATGAGGCGGGTATTGGGGTAAAGGTCTGGGCGACGCTCAAAAATGAAAACGAGCCCCGCGAACTGACTATTTTGCTGTCACAGGCGCAGGTGCGTAACTCAACATTGTGGGCCAGCGATCCCCGTCAGCAACTGGCCTACCTCGCTACCAAACGCTGGGCGCGTCTCTACTGCCCGGATGTGATTTTAGGTGTGTACACGCCAGACGAAACGGAAGAACGACAGGAGCGTGAAGTATTCGACGCGCCGGAATCACGCGTAAATCTGGCCGGTCTTTCTTCGGCAGAATCACCGGAAAATTCCGCAGCCGCAGCAGAACCAGCAAAGGCCGACACTCAGCCAGCGACTAACACAACGGACTTAGCCGAAAAATTTCGTCAGGCCATCATCAATGCAGATGCTCCGGCAGTCGTTCAGACCCTGCGCGGTGAAATCGATAAAGCAAAATCCAGCCTCGGTACCGCGCTGTTTGTCGAGTTAAAAAATCGCGCCGTTGCCCGGTTCTACCTGCTGACCGCGATCGAAAAACTCAATCAGGCGATTAACGAACTGCCGAAGCCCGGCGCTGATGGTGCCAGTGATGCATTCGCCGCGCTGGAACGCCTGTACGCCAGCAACAAACGTCATCTGGGCGCAGAACTGGAAGAACAGTACAGCGTCACCCTGGCCGACATGAAACCCGAATACGCCGCATAACTTGTCGGCCCTTCGGGGCCGGTTAAGGAAACAGATATGAGCAACGAATTTAGCGGCCTGAAATTTGCCAGGCGTTTTAAGCCCGATGATGGATGCGATCACACTGCTCTGATCGTCTGGGGTATGCGCCGCCGCGCCAACATCCGTAACGGCATTAATGCACCACGTCCGGTACCAGTAAAAGTGATTGAGGTTAAAGCCAATGACGAACGTAAGTCACCTAAAGCAAAGCGTGCGAAATCTGCTGGAAAGCCTGCCAGCGCCACAGGCAGAGCTTTTGACACTCCTGTTGGAAGCGTTCGAAAAAGAGCAGCAACGCAGCGTTGTGCTGGCTGAGGCGGCCAGCTTTGTGGCCTCGCCCGCCAACTGGATTCAGCGCGACGAAAATATCTGGGAGTGGCGCGAGTCACCCCGCAAAGAATTTATGCAGGTGCTTAACAGCGCCTTAACCAAAGCGGAGATAAGGCAATGAGACACATCACCGCCACCGAAATGATGATCGCGCACAACGATCAGCTAACACGAGATCCGCGGCACCTGAAGCGCCTCATGGAATTCTGGCCGCGAGAAAATATCGTGCACTGCATGGCGAAATTACTTCTGCAAGAAATCGAGCGTAAAAACATCGAGGGCGTGGACTATGAACCATTCCAGTAATGACATCATTTCTGATGACGAAATTGAGCAATTAACTGGTTATAAGATGCCATCAAAGCAATGCCAGTGTCTAAAAGAAGCAGGGATTTTCTTCATGGTGCGGAGGGATGGCAGGCCCCGAACTACCTGGCAACATTTTAATGAACCCCTTTCATCGCGCAGCAAGCAAATTCACGATAGCAGTGAGCCGAATTTTGGAGCCCTTGATTAATGGCCCGGACCAGAAAAAACAAAGAGGATAACTGGATGCCGCCGCGTGTATACCGGGGCAAGTCTGCTTACGAGTTCCATCCCAAAAATGGTGGCGCTATGCGTCTGTGCAATCTTGACAGTCCTCAGTCTAAAGTTTGGGCAACTTATGAGGCATTGATAAATGAAACTCCTGACATAAAAACCTACAAGTCGTTAGCTGAACGATTTTTTAAGTCACCTGATTTCTTTGAGTTGGCTGCTGAAACGCAGAAGGACTACAGAAAGTACTCGGTGAAGGTTCTAAGCGTATTTGGCGATATGCCATCAGATGCAATAAAACCTGAGCATGTAAGGAAGTATATGGACAAGCGCGGTTTGAAAAGCCGTACTCAGGCTAACCGTGAGAAAGCTTTTATGTCTAGGGTTTTTAGGTGGGGGTATGAACGGGGATTGGTGAAACATAATCCGACTAAAGGCGTAAAGCAGTTCAAGGAGCAGGCGCGTGATCGTTATGTCACCGATTCTGAATATTCCAGGCTCCACAGTGTTGCTCCTGAAGTGGTCAAAATTGCAATGGAATTAGCTTATCTCTGTTGTGCACGGCAAGCGGACATACTTGAACTCAAAAAGAGCCAGATAATCGACGAAGGAATTCTTATAAAGCAAAGTAAAACATCGGTAACTCAGATAAAGGGATGGTCGCCCAGATTGAAGGACGTTATTGGTCAGGCTGCTAACCTCCCCCTCAAATCGGGTATGAACAGTATCTTTGTTATTCACCAGCCGTCTGGAGCAAAGTATACAAGGGACGGTTTCAACAGCCGATGGCTTAAAGCGAAACAACAGGCTAAAGCTGCATATCCTGATATGGATTTTGATTTCACATTTCATGATTTGAAAGCAAAAGGGATATCGGATCTCGAAGGCAACATTTATACCAAACAGGAAATATCTGGGCACAAAGACGTGAAGCAAACAGCACGCTACAACAGGAAGATCATGGTAGTTCCGGTTGTCGGAGGTCAGAAAACGAAGTGA